AATCGGAAATGGTTATCTTTAATTTATTTAAAGAAGATATAGTCTGGCCTAGTATGAAAATACTAGAAGGATTTAACGGTAACGGTTAAATTCATAACAAAGCGTGGATCTCTCTCGATGAAATGGATTATCTCGGCGAAGGTGACTTCGACACGATTTATGCGTTATGTATGGAACGTGATACGATAGGTATGACATGTTCTTCTACCCCGACTGGTCGTAGATCGAAATTTTTCGATATATGTACCAAAAAAGAGCTGGGCTTCCAAGAGCACTATCACCCTACTCAACACAACCCGATGTGGTCGGATGCTATGGAAGAAGAATTTAGAAATACATATGATAAAAACGCATATGATCACGAAGTATTAGCAGAGTTCGGTGTCGAAGAAGCCGGCGTATTCGATAAAGATAAAGTCGAAGAAGCTACACAAATCGATAATTATGCTTATTTCGATCGAGATAAATATAAACCTGTTCGTTCTATGATGGACGATAGTAATGTAAAAGAAATACATATACTACCAGAAGGACGAACTACATATTACCCTAATGTATTTAGATGTATGGGCGTGGATCAAACCCGGTCCCTTTATTAAGTAATTGATAAATGCAAACCTTTTGAATTGCTGGGATATCCTAATAAGGACAATCAGCAGCGAAATCTTTAATTTTTTAAAGAAACGTTCAACGACTATCTCGTAAGAGAGTAGGGCTAAGCAGCTCGAAGCGGAAGGCGGCCTTTTATAGGTCGATGATATAGTCTAATCTTAATAGTAATATTAAGTATTGTGTGTAGCGAATACAATGTAAATGTAAATATGGGATAAAAGTCAGGCCCCAACATCTATACTTATATTAGAATACGATCAAACATTTAATAAATTTAGAGTTATTAATCGAACAGAAATCGAATCGTCTGAGTTTACATTCGATAAAGCTGTTAAAAAGATAATTGATTTAAATGCTATATATAACCCTAGCTATATTTATATAGATAGGGGAAGTGGCGAGTATCAGATGGAATCTTTAAAGATTTACGGTAAGCAGCATCCTGAAACTGGACTCGATAAAAAGGTTAAAGGTTGGATGTTTTCCGAAAAAATCGACGTACAAGATCCTGTTACTGGTACTTTAGAAAAAAAACATTTAAAACCATTCATGGTGAATCAATTATCGATATTAATCGAGCGCGGTAATCTTATATTAAGTCCGTGGGACGCACATATATATAAACAATTAATTGATTATCGTGTCGAAAAAATTACAGCAGCTGGTGTTCCTGTATATAACAGTGATAACGAACACTTTGTCGATGCTTTAGGCTTAGCTTATTTAGCGTTCGTCGAACATTTTCCAGAACTTACTAAGTTAGTTAAAAAAGCATCGTACGAAGCCGTATATTCATTTAATAATGGTCATTCATTACCATTATATGAAAAGCGAGATTTAGAAAATCCATGGTCTAATGAAAAGAAACAATATGAATCAGTAGACGAAGCATGGGAAAAAGTTCCGCTTAACGATTCGTTTAATAGACGTACGTCTAGAAAACCTTTAGGCGGAATGTTTAAAAGGACATTATTTTAATGGCTGAAGATAAAAAGATATTATATAGACCATCAATAGAACCGCAACGGCATTATGAAAGTGATGGTCAGTTTAAAAAGAAAATAACTTCAGTTCCGGATCCAATACCATATTATCCAGAACCCGAAGAAAAAAAATCTGAAACGGACGAATTGTTGGCAGATTTAAAGATGGTCTATGATCTTTTACCATTCATGCCAATACCAATTCGACCTATTATCGAAACTATGATCGTAACGATTACAACCGATACGATTATACGAATCGATCCTCCTGATCCTGAGACACCGTTGCCTCCAGAACCAGAGGATCCTAATAAATTTATTCCGGTGCCAACACCAGAACCAGATTTACCTGAACCTAAAGTTAATCCTGAACCGTTACCTAAAGACGATTCAGATTTAGATTTTCCTGACGTACCAATTGTCGATGTGCCTCAAGAAAAATCACAAGAATTAGATCGATTAGTGTATCGATGGACAAAGCGTAATTTAGTTCGTGTTAAAAAGCATTGGATTGAAAAACTTAAAGATTATCTTCAAGATTATCTTTCGAAAATGTTTAATGCCGTGCAACTATGTGGCGCCGAAGATATTACTATTCTATTATTAGCTTTCGATGCGTTAGCCGTTAAGACTACGTCTGGTAAAAAATGTAAAGTAGCTCATGATAGTATCGTGCGTAACGATCTATTAATAAGAGAAAAAGCAAAGTTAATGGCTAAATTATATTCGGCCGATGAGCTTATTCGATTTATGAGAGCTATTGAGGCGGCTGCACAAACTCGTCAAGAATATTATAATCACGATTTCTTGTCGTATTGTCCAACTATGTTAAGTCAATATGAAAACGATATGTTAAGAAGTTATCGTGGTAAATATGACGAAAAATATGTAAACGCCGTTTATCAGTATAATAAATTATTAGTATCTTCTGCAGAATTAACTAAAGAAGTATTTAATTTAACAGCTGAAAATGCTATGTCTAAAGGCGTGTTAATTAATAATGGCATTAATCCGTTTGAAAAAACACCGACACCTGATCCAATCTTCTATTTAAATACATTAGCTCCTGAAACTGGCAAGATTGGTGCTAACGGTTTATCTTCGACAGGTAATTATGGTAACCTTAAACCCGGTGCTGGATCTATGTCGAGTAGCGGTGGAGATGGTACTGTCGATGCTGTTAATCTTAAAGGTAATGATAAAGTTCAAAAAATATGGAACTTCTTTAAAGATATGGGCTACGACAATAATGCGATTGCCGGTATCATGGGTAATATTCAACAAGAATCTCAATTTAGTTTAGGCATTACCGAAGATGGTTCTGGTTCTATGACTCCTGGCGTTGGTTATGGTTTAGTTCAATGGACCGATGCAGAACGTCAAGGATTATTATCACGTATCGCTTCTCAACTTGGTAAACAACCTAGCGATCTCGAAGCACAATTAGCAACGATTAAATATGAGATTATGAATACACATACTGGTGCCAAACCAGAACACATGAATGGTAAAAGTATTGAACAAGCAGTAAGTTGCTTTACTGGTAACTTCGAATACCAAGACGGTGACGGTCGTGAAAATATTCCGGTAGTAGCTCATAGTACTCGTGTCGGATATGCTCAAAATATTTATAATAATTTTGCAAAGTAATATTAGTATGGTATAATAAATTCATATTAATATATTTTGTACAAGGAAAATAAATGGGTCTAACTAATTTTTTCGAAAAAGTAACGACAAAAAAGCTAGATACTAATAAGAAAGTAACCGGAGATTTTCAGTCGGCATTAAAAGCTAAGCCAGTAACACTTGGTGAATATCGAAATGCTAATGCGCAAAATCCCGGCGCACGTTCTTATGATTTAGCTCAAATAAAGAATGCTGTCTTAACAGATTCTTATTTAGCTGTAGCCGTTAGAAAATTTTCTCAACTTATTACTAAGGCTGGGTATCAAATTAAATCTAAAAACGAAAATGCAGCTAATTATGTTAATGACAGAATTAAGGTTATTGAATTTAGAACTAAGATTCCGTTCTATACGTTAATAACTTCTATCGCTAGGGACTTGTATACTTACTCAAATTCGTATATAATAAAAACTAGAGATAATAATACTGAGAAATTTGGTCTTAAAGCTGAAAAGATTTTCAGTGGTGGAGCAATTTCAGGATTGTTTTTAGCCGATCCTGCATCCGTAACGATTCGTCGTAATGATGCCGGGGCTATCGATGCATATGTAATTAATCAAGAGGAATATTCTCCAAACGACGTAATTCATTTATACATCGACAAAATGAATAATGCGGACTATGGTACATCCCGAATTTATTCGGCATTAGAAGATGTAACTATGCTCCGAAAAGCTGAAGGGCTGGTAATGACGATATTATATCGCTTTGCCATCCCTGTTTTGCATATAAAAGTAGGCAATACGGCTGAAGGTCAATATGCTACGCAAAAAGAAATTAACGATGCTCGTGATGCATTTCAAGAAATGCCAAACGACGGGTTTATCGTTACGAATGAACGCACAGCAATCGAAGCGATTACACCAAATATGCAAGCTAATCAGCTATTAAAATTTTTAGAGTATTTAGAACTTCGAGTATTCTCTGCATTAAACGCATCTAAATCTTCTATGGGTCGTGGCGGTGGTCAGTCTTCTGCTGATAACACTGAAGCATTAATGCATGATGAAGTAAGAGCATTCCAAAATGTGATTACTAATTTTATTGAAAAATATCTATTTACAGAATTACTATTAGAAGGTGGATTTAATCCTTTATTAAATAAAGATGATTATGTCGCATTCGAATTTAACGAAGTATCAATCGATACTAAAATTAAAATCGAATCTAATACAATTCAAAAATACCAAGGGAATGTTATTACTCTCGAAGAAGCTCGTCGTGAACTTGGCTTTAGTAACGAAGTATCTGAAGAAGATATGTATGCCTTTACGATTACGCAAAAAGGTAAGCTTGATCTTGTCGATGCCCAGGCTAATGCTGCTATTAAAACAGCTAAAGCTACGGCTACATTAAATGTACAACAAACTCAGTCGTCTTCTAATGATGATGGCTTAGATAATCGTAAATTTAATGGCAAACAAGCATCGTCTGGTCCTAACGATTACTTCTCTAACGATGCTAATCCGACAAATCAAAATACAGATAAATATAGTATTAAAGCTAAAGAATCTTTAAATACTCAACAAAATCTAGACGATTATTCAAAAAACTTTAGTGAAGTTGATAAACTCTATAAAGACCTCAGTAATATACTCACAGATGGTGGCACTATTGAAGACGATAAGTTTAGAGAAGCTCTTCATGAGTATGCTTTAGACTTTGCTAAACAAGGTGTCGACCATTCTAAAGCGAACAACAAAACTAATAAAGACAAGATCACTCCGAACATCGATGTGATTGACGATTATTCGTCAAAAAAATAAGTAAGATAATGCAGGACATTCAATCTGCGGTCAAAAATAATAAAGATAAAATATACATCGATAGCATTCTAAGTAAAAATGAATATCGCCTTCGTTTTTTATGCGATTATATCTCTCGTAAAGCATATTGGTACGGTTACGTACAACAATGTAAACAAGACGGTATAAAAGCAATCGATATTCAATTTAACGACAGTGAACATCAAAATGGCCGCATGACCCATTTTAACATTGATAGAATTACTATCGAAGATATTCCAGCTTATAGCCCGTACTGTACGTGCGGCATAAAACCAATCATGAAAGGATAAATAATGGACTTCCGTGAATATATTGGTTTTTCTCCTACAAGTGAAAACATCACGATAAAAGAGTCTGTTATTAGACCTATCGATCAACTGAGTTCTTCTGATGGTTCCGATAATGAACTTATTGTCGAAATCGAAGCTGTTCATGCGTATCCTTACGTAACTAAAAACAGTACTCGGTATTCATATCAAGGTCTAGAAGATTCCTTATCTGAGTGGACACATCCTTATAATATTCCAATCATTATGCATCATAATGATCAAGACGGCCAAATCATCGGTCGTGCGATCGATGCAAGACTTGGTGATAGCGAACGACTCGTCGGTTCTAAAGCTTTATTTATTACGGCTAAAATTCTTGACGAAAAAGCTCAAAAAGATATCAAGTCTGGACTATTATCGACTGTAAGCATTGGTATGACTGGACACGACGTTCGTTGTTCTATTTGTGGACAAGATCTCAACGAAGGTCCGTGTGAACATGTCAGAGGAGAGAGTTATGACGGACAGACATGTTGTTGGGACTTCTTTTCGATGAGTCCAATCGAATTGTCTTATGTTATAGTTCCTTCTGATAAATATGCAAAGAATATTAAAGTATATGATGATGGGGAGTACGAACAAAGTAGTACTCCTTCTAATTTAAGTATTCCGCAACAAGGAGAAACCGGTACGAATATTCGTGCTAACGAATCTATGGATAAAGAAAAATTAAAAGTTCAAGAACCTGAAACTGAAGTTAAAACTGAAGTCGAAGGTAAAGAAACTGCTACAGAAGTTGAAGTTCCTGAAACTGAAACTCCTGAAGTTGAAAAGACTCCAGAGATTAAAGGTGAAGAAAAAACAGAGATCGAAGAATTAAAAGGTCAGATCGCTGAACTTATTAAATCTAACGAAGCTCTTACTGCAAAAGTTTCTAATCTTGCCGACGATTTATTAGCTTATAAATCTGAAGCTCGTAAAGAAACTGCTTCCTTAATCGAAGGTAAAGAAAAATTAGAAGAAGCTCTTAAATCTGTTCAAGAAGTTAAAGCAGGCTTCGATACATTTAAAACTGAAAGCGAAGAAAAAGTTAAGTCTGAAATTGCTTCCGTTAAAGAATCTTTCGAAGATAAAATTAAAACATTAGATTTGGCAAACTCTACGGTTACAGATCCTAATGCTAAGAATAATAAATCTACTGAAGTTCAAGTAAAAGAAGCTGCTCAACAACTTAAATCTATTACTGACGTATTTAACGCTTTCTATAAATAATAGGAGATAAATTTTAAATGGCAAATTACAATCCTGGTAAAGGTGCTAATTATTTCACTGGCGGTGCTGATGGCAAAGTATTCAAAGGCATGGGCTTCAAACAGTTCAACAACGATGACCGCCGTGTAACTCGTACACAAGTACGTTTGAATACAACTAACCATGACACTTCCAATATTGCTTATTGGTTGGATGATCGTCTTCCTGTAGCATTCCGCTACAACTATGCAGAAATGTATAACCAAGTCGTAATTCCAAAAGGTCGTATCGTAGCTGTTGACCGCGATGTTAAAGCTGCTAAAGAAAATCCTGAAAAATTCTTAAACGTATTGACACTTGCTAATGGTGGTTGCCCTGTACGTTTGCGTACAGCTACTGACGTTTATGGTGCTGCTGGTATCGTATCTGGTAAAGCTTCTGGTAAACCTATGATGAATGCTGATGTTGATTGGACTCCAGTTGATGCAGCTGCTTATACTGCCGATCATTATAAACCATTTGCTAATGGCGGTGCTAAAGCTATCGCTACTGCTGCTGGTCTTGATAAAGACAAAACTTCTGGTCTTTTGACTAAAGGCGGCAAAAAACTTATGGACCATCGTAACGGTAACGTTCCTGTAGGTATTTTGATGCGTAACGAATATACTCGTGACGAAAATGCTTGGAATGGTATGACTCCTGGTGCTATTAAAACTGACGTAATGGTAGAATTGCCTCACTTCTTATTCAAAGATGAAGCAGAGCAAAACCCTTGGGGTAGCGCTTATGGCACATTCTTGCCTGGCGATTTTGTAAAATCTGACGAAAATGGTCGTATCATAAAATCCCCATTGTCTGACGAGGCTGCTTTGGCAACTATGCAAGCTCCTGAAATCGAATTCGAACGTCAACAAATCATTGGTCAAGTACATGAAGTAAATCCTAACTTGGTTCCAGAAGGTTCCACTAAATGGATGAAATGGGCTATCGAAGATCAAGAACAATTGGCTCAATATGCTGAAGATGGTTATGGTCGTACATACCGTCGTGGTGAAGATTTAGTCGACGATTCCGCTTACTTCCGTGGTATCGAAAACTATGAATTCAATTCCTTGTATTCCGATCATGACTTGAACATGACTGCTTCCAATAACAAATTGGATGTATACGATTCCCGTTTGGGCGCTCGTTATGAATACATCGGTATTCCTGGTTTAACAGATGGTCGTAACGTAGCTACTACTGCTATTAAAGACGTTAAAGTTGGCGTAATGCATCCAGCTGCTCCTACTCAAGAATATCTTGATTTTAACTATCAAATTCCAGAACGTTTCATCGAACAAGGTTCTGTACAAATTTCTATTAATAACTCTGCTTATACTCCAGTAGTAAAAGGTGCTGTTATTGCTAATGCATTTGAAGTAGTATACTTCAACGAAGTTAATGGTTTGATCCGCTTGCGTGTTATCGACCGTACACAAGCTGATGCAATTATTAAAGCTGCTCCTAAAGAAGAAGCGGAAGTAAAAGTATCTTATTCCCGTCAAGGTCTTGCTGGCGTGCCTACATTCATGGATTGGGCAGGCTGTGTAGGTTCTGTTAAAGTATTGTTACAAAAATAATAGGAGCTTTAAAATATAATGAAAATCGAAATGAAAGAATTTGTTAATTCTCTTAAAGAACAACGCGCTGAAGTGACTAAAGCTGGTCAAGAAGCTGGTTGGTCCCCTGAAAAAATGCAAGAATCTTTGAGAAAATATGATATTCTCGAAGACGTTGTTGCTCGTATGAACAAACAACCTAGCAATAAATCTTTCAGCATCAAAGAAACAATTATGACAACTGACGTTGTCGATTTGGTTCCTCGTATCATCGAAACTCGTATGATCGAAGCTGAAGACACTCAATCTGTTATCTCTCCGTTCTTCACAAAAATTCAATCCGACAAAACTAGCGGTACCGTAGTCGTACCTATTATCGGTGAATTGCAAGCACACGAAGTTTCCGAAGCTGGTGCTTACAACGATGAAGCAGTAGAAATCAATACTCTTCAATACAACTCCATCGAAATTCGTCCTAAGAAAATCGGTCTTAAAGTTACGTTGTCTGAAGAAGTTATTATGG